GGATGCTAATCTTAGTATTAAGAAAAACAATCCTGCTCGCAAAAAAAGCTATTGCGCAAGGAGTGGTGGCATTAAAGGCAAAAGTACTAAATTAAGTGCTAATTATTGGTCACGAAAAATGTGGAACTGCTAGATGCCAAAGGACGCATGCTATAAGAAAGTAAAGGCACGGGTAAAAGTATTCCCGTCTGCCCGTGCGTCTCAACAAATCGCCAAGTGCCGTAAGGCTAAAGGTCAGGTAAAGAAGTCCGCCAAAGGTGCATCCCTCAAAAGATGGAAGGACGAAAAATGGAAAGACACCCGCACAGGTAAACCATGCGGACAGGGCGGTAAGAACGAATATTGCCGACCCACCAAAAGAGTTTCTAAGAAAACCCCAAAAACAAAAAGCGAAATGTCCAAGAGTCAGCTTGCCCGTAAGAAAGCGGAAAAGCGAAAAGTAGGAATGGGCAGGCGCGTAAAACCCGTGAGAAGAAGAGCATGAGAAGATGTCTCATTTGCAGAAGGAAATCTATTGGATTGTACTGCTCGCGATGTTCTTCATCGAACGAGATGTGATCCTGGACACCATGTTTGCGATCCTAAATATTATTTACGACAATTTTAAATGAGCAAAACGAATCACGAAATTAATCATGAAGATGCAATTAGAGCGCTGTCCGCTCTCAAAAACGACCCCCACTTCAAGCGATATATTGAGATGCGTGAAAGTATGCGTGAAGAAACTATACGGGCGTTGCAGACTCCTGAGAGCATTGGAGACACAAACAGACACTTTTACATCACAGGGAAACTCGAAGCGATAGACGAGGAATTGGACATTTTCTACAAGCTTTAGCTCGTTCCCAATCGTGAGTTACCCTCTGCGCTAGGGGTGGCGCAGGGGGTTTTTTATTGCCATTGTCAAGACAATATACTACATTTTGCTACACTAGGCTACTGCCTTGATTATTATGGAAACATTAACCGAAGAGGTTGTCTCGGAGTCCTCTGAAAATTCCGTGGAAACAGAAACGAAAGCAGACGGTAATGTCTCGATGGCCGAATTTGCGGAGCAATTGCTTCAAAGAAAACAAGCTAACGATGCGGAACCTGAAGCTCCAACCGAGGAAGCAGAGGCACCCGCTGAAGAAACTGCGGAAGTTGCGGAAGCTACCGAGGAACCTACCGCCGAAGAAACGGATGAAACAGAAAATGTGCCGTCCCCACAATCTTCGGAAAGTGTTCTTTCACAGTACGGAATAGACTTGGACAACTTGTCAGAGGAGGAAAGTCGCGACCTAGCCAAGGCCCTGAATGCATCTGCGGTCAAACGGTTTGGAAGACTTACCGCTCAGAAGAAAGCATTACTTGCAGAAAATGAAGCATTGCAGGCGAAGGCCGAGCAAGCCCAACAGGAACAAGTAAGCGATAAACCTGAGTTCCTTAAAGATAATGCATTACACAATGTCAGTGATGAGAATGCACTCATGAAAGAAGTCGAGAACCTAAACACTTTGATTGAGTGGGCAGAGGATGGACTTGATAATGAGGTGCAGTACGATGACGATGGAAATGAGTATATCTTAAAGGATGGCGATAAGACTTACTCTAAGAATGACTTAAAAAGGATAAGATCCAATGCGAAGAAAATAATTCGCAAGGATGCGCCGGCCCGTCAGAAGTGGATTGAAGAGCGTAATCACGCTGACGAACAGGCAATCAAAACCTTTGACTTTTTAGGAGATCCTGAGAGTGCAGACTACAAGTTGTTTATGGATGTAAAGCAGTCACCGCTTTACAAACCATTGGTCGAACATTTACCAAACTCTAACTTTGCTCTTGCCGCTATGGTAGTGGGCATGAATGCGGTAAACGAACGGGCCACACAAAAGTCTAAACCCGCCCCCAAGCCAAAAGCACCCGTGGCATCCACGGAGGCAGGAGCGGCAAGGGCAAAGACTCCACAAGCGCAAAAACTGAAGGCTGTGGAGGCGGCATACAAAAAGTACGAAGAATCCGGATCTATGGCGGACTATCAATCTTATCTACAACTTAAAAGGAATTAATAAAAAATGGCATCTACAAAAACATATTCAGTAGCCGGAAACAGGGAAGACCTCTCTGATATTATCACATTGCTGACCCCCGAGTCTACACCGTTGGTATCAATGGCTAAGAAAGCAAACGCAACAGGAACATTCTTTGAATGGCAGGCAGACGACCTTAGCACTCCTTCATTTGCCGGAGTACTTGAGGGCGAGGACGCATCATCTTTTGATGACAAAGCCGCTAACCGTGCAAAGCTTGGTAACTATGTACAAAAGCTTCGTAGAACTTACGCAGTTTCCGACCTTCAGGAAATCGTTGATACAGCGGGTGTCGCATCTGAGTACGCTAACGCCGAAAGCCATGCGGTACGGGAATTAAAAAGAGATCTTGAATCTGCTGTTTGTTCCGCACAAGACCGTGATGCTGACGATGGAACCAATCCATACAAAACTCGCGGTATGCTCAAATGGTTAGGAGTTGGTGGTCAGCCTGCTGATGTACCAAGTGCTTTCCAAAATGTCGCTAACGACACAACCGGAACTCAGACCGAGTCTACTTTCAATAGCGTACTCCAAGAGCTTTACGAAGCCAACGGAATGCCTGGTGGACAACTCACCTTGATTGCGGGTCCTGGACTGAAACGCGAAATCTCAAACTTCGCTCGTCAGGAAGGTTCCACAACTGCATTAAATTACCAAATCACTCAACCTGCTGAGAGTAAGAAAATAACCTTATCGGTCAATTTTTACGAAGGAGACTTCGGAAATGTAGCGATAGTGCCTTCGACCTTTATTAACAGGACGAGTGGTTCAGCAACTGTTGATGCAGACGCAGGACTTCTTATCGATCCTGAGTATGTAGGTATCCACATGCTTAAAGCTGAGTCTACATCTGAGCTTGAGAATCGTGGCGGAGGTCGCAGAGGTTTCGCAGATCTCGTAGCTGGCCTTGCTTGCTATAGCCCAAAAGCACACGGTTACTTTAACTAATCGGGTTTTTAACGGAGGGGGGTTCGCGATGCGGACCTCCCTCTAACCTTTACTAAAAATGGCGGAAATATTCTTACCAAGTTGGAAAAGCGGAAACGGATCGCAGTTTATGAAGAACCTCGACCGTTATTTGCGTTACGAAGTGGACATGGAAAAATCACAACTCGCAATGCGTGAAGCACAATGTCGCAAAGAGAACCGCGAGATGGGTTCCGCCAAGATGGAAGGGCTTGGACAATTAAAAGCATCCATCCCTGCCCGCGATTATTTTCGTTGGCATCAATTTAAGCCAGGATGTTGGGGCGATAAGAGCTTTATCAAAGAGTACCTTCGCGACAACCCATCCTTCAAGGCTGAGTCCTTAACCAAGAAATCCTTTAGCGGACCAAGTTTTAAAACCGCATGAGGTAAGTAGAACTTAGACAATTTCATATTATGCCAAACTACGCCACCGCACTCTATTCAGAATTGAAATCTAGATTTCGTGCATTAGCTGGACTTGATGCATTACAGGCAACAGATGCTAGTTTCCTTAGAGATCTCGTAAATCGTGCGGCTCGCATAGCCCATGAGAGATACCCTTGGCCACAGTTTACTGTAGTTGGTGAAAGTGTGGCAGTGGTAACAAGTGATGCAAATACCTTACGAGTATATGGTGCTAGTAATAAATTAGCGAATGATGCGAATGTTGTTTTTCGTATACATAAGGAAGATCCTACTACTAATCGTTATCCTGACGAATACACTTTTTTAACTGAGATGGACTCAGGAGGATATCCATCTGTAAAGATTATCGAGCCTACGACTCTCAATGGAGTAAATGTTTTTGTTACTTATCGTAAGGATTTACGAGGAGAGATAAACTCAGGTTCAGCGACAAGTGGTTACTATGGTGACGATGTAGGAGATGAACAGAATATCCCGAACTTCTTTTTCGACTACCTAGCTCACTCCGCATATGCGGGATTTTTGCGTGGCGATGGACAGACAGAGAAAGCATTTGCAGAGGAACAAAACGCTGAAGCAATGCTAAGACAAGAGATCGATTTAGTGCGAGAACAGTCACGCCAATATCGCAATGACATTTTACAATACCGCACACCTTCGCAATTTAACAGGCATAATATCCAGGCGGGAGGTCAACCGATTACGCCTACTATAGCCAATGTCCAATAATGGCACGGACTACAACATATGACTCAATAAAAAAACGCTTTCAGATGGCGGCGGGTCTGCCATCCCTCACAAGTGTAGACGAGTTTTTTCTAAAAGAATCTATTAACAGTAGAGCGCAATCTGCCTGGACTAGATGCGAATGGCCTGAACTGCTTAAAGTGGTGGAGAGGAGTGTTGGAGTAACAACAAGTCCTCCTGCAAACAAAGCTGTACAAATTGATAACGACCTGGATCTTATTGATATAAGACAAGTATGGAATAAAAACCCATACACAAATCAAATGGCAGTTTCTTTAGGTTTTGAGTTGGTTGACGGATACCTGATACTTCCTGTCAATAGTGCGGTAGATTCTGTATTTATCATTGGAACAGTAGTTCGCCCAACCTATGGACCTGATAGTCCTGACGAGCAAAACATTCCTGAGTTCCTTGCGAATTACTTATCAGCCGGATGTCTAAGCGATTTTCTACGAGGTGACGGGCAAACAGAAGCAGCGATCAGAGAAGAGAGTAGGGCTGAAGAGTATCTACTTTTACAGATAGATCGAGCGCAACGCCAGCAAGGGCAAAACAATTTCATGCAATTCACAACATACGCAACACACTAAAAAATATTTAATCATGGCTAACGAATACAGAGGATTAGGACTAAACGGAGGGAAGTACATAGCGGACACCTCCGCGCATACAGGAAACTTTTTTTGCATTGTGGCGACTGAGGATACAGTTATCGACAGCATTACGAGCAATGTGGAGAACCTAAGTAACATTACCGCGTCCCAGGACAATACCACACTATCCGCAAACACCGCGATCTACGGAGGCATAACCGGAATCACTCTGAGTAGCGGTGCGGTAATCGCCTATAATGTATAATGTTTGCGATTGATCTATCATTAAGCGCAGGGAGACCCTCTACTGCAAGCGGAGTGCCTCCCTCTTCCGGCGGTCCTGATGGCGTTATTCAGACAGAGGCGCAAGATTTCTTACAGGTAGAGGCCGGGCAATTTTTAGCATTCGACTAGGAGATAAAATAAAATGGCAAATAAGAAGATATCATCACTCGGTTCATTGGGCGGAACACCCGATGTGGCGGACATCATTCCGATCACCGATGTCTCGGACACCACGGGATCGGCAAATGGTACTACGAAAAAAGTAACGGTAGCCAACCTAGTAGCCGCCGCTCCCCAAGGCGATCTAGTCGCAAGTAATAATCTTAGCGATGTGGCGAGTGTCGGAACTGCTAGGACAAACCTTGGACTTGGCACAGCGGCTACCACAGCAAGTTCCGACTACGCAACTGCGGCACAGGGAGCCTTAGCAGATAGTGCTACTCAGCCTAGTGATCTTGGAACAGCGGCATCGCAAGATGTAGGGACTTCAGCAAGCAATGTGGTTCAATTGGATGGAACTGCCAAGCTACCTGCGGTAGATGGATCGCAATTAACGAATTTACCTGCGGCTTCAATTACGGACGAAAATTTACGAGGCACGGACAACCCACACATCGGAGCATTTCCCAATCAGTCTTTTCTAGTTACAGATAATCCGAGTAAGTCGGTAATGGTTGTCGCGGATGCGGATGGCAACTTGGAGTTTTTAACTAAGGATGGTGCTAATGTTTTTGTTAATACACCCTCATCTCGGCTCGCATTGGCTAAAGGTTTTAGTATTCAATCTGACGGAACTGAGCCTGATATAGAGGCGGTCGATACAGATGGCACTACTTACTCAGTAATCAGCGGAGATACCGACACAAAGGGAGCTAACGGGCTTCCAATCAGACAAGGGTTTAACTTTCCCGATATAGGGGCAAATCCCGCACCACTCTTAATCTCAGGCGGGTCAATCTCTTAACATAACTTAACTAATATAATATCATGGCAACAGTATATATCGCACCAACCGCACAAGGTTCAGCAGACGGAACCTCAGAAGCAAACGCATACGCTATCGGATCACTTTCTACAGCAGAATCAGACGCAGGTGTAGGTGGAATTATTTATTTCCTAGACGGGGATTATTACACTAGCGGAACCCCTTCATTTGATTCCACGGGAGTTACTTATCAATCGCTTAATAGACACGGAGCAAGGATAGGACCAACAGCATCAGGGAACACAACTCCTGCAACATTTAGCATAGGTTCATCTAGCACCATTAACATAGCTGTAAAAAATTTCCAAATTAGGAACTGTAAGATATATATGCAGTCATCGAATGACTCTAACTCGCCACTCGTTATTCAAGGAAATTTGATATACAACGATGAAGCTAAAGACTTCGCGACAAATGGTGCAATTTGGATTGGTGGCTCAGATGATGAAGTTAGGCTTTATGACAATGTATACAAATTAACACAAGGAGGCAGAGCAAGCGATGCAATCTCTAGGAATGTGAATACGAATGCTAAGATAGAGAGAAACACAATATACATAGAGTCTGCTAATACTATAGATACATCTGACTTTTCAAACGCAGGTAGTTGTAAAAATAATATTTTTGTAGGTGCGGGTAGTGGTACATTTTCAAACACCTTTACTGCTAACGCAACAAACTGCTGTTTTCATAATTTTGGATCAAGCAATGCAAGTGGAGGTACAGACAATGTATTCGCTGATCCGCAGTTTGTGGATGTAGCGAATCTAAACCTACGCCTTCGCCCATCCTCACCTTGCATCAACGCAGGAACCGCAAGCTAAGTAGTCATGGCACTCAATAAATTGCACCGCAAGGACTTTACGATTGCAGTGAAGACAGGGACAGACGCAAACAAGTCGAAGTTCGCTAAGGAGTGTGTGCAAGGCGAGTTGTACTTCGCTACGGATACAAAGAAGTTGTACATGGCGGAGACTACCGCTGGAGCATCGGACGCAACCCTTATGCAGTTTAATCCCGCCAATACAGGTGTATGAATAAACTTCATCACAAAGACTTTAGCATCGCTTTTAAGACAGGCACAGATGCTAACAAGTCGAAGTTCAAGAAGGAAGCCGTTCAAGGTGAAATGTACTTCGCTACGGACTCCAAAAACCTCTATGTGGCTGAGACTACTGCGGGAGCATCTGACGCGACTCTAGCACAGTTTGATGGAGGTGCTTCGTTTTCAAACACCTACAGCGTAGAAACAGACGGAACTAACGATCAGCTTCAACTGCCAGCAGGATTATCGGGATCAGGCAATAGATTAGGCATCACAGGAACTTCGCATACCATTTGTTTTTGGATGAAGATCACAGGTACAATACCTCATAGAGTAAACTTCTTCACCAATGTTAGTATACAAATACGGACACGAACAGACGGATTCCGTTTTTATACATCCGGTGCAAATAAGCATCACATACATACTATTACGGCTGGTACTTGGTATTTCCTAGCTTTATCTTGTGATGGAACTAGCCACACCTCGTATGTTAAATCATTGTCGGACGATCTGTCTGCTACAGTAGTAGGTAATAGTTTCACACCGACAGGATATGCAACCTTCGGACCATCCTGTAATGCTAACTATGATGAATTTGCTACCTTCAATAGTGCATTATCTGCATCTGATATAAGCAACATCTATAATAACGGAGTGCCGGGTGATTTATCGGGGTACGCTACTTTGGCAGGTCACTGGAGAATGGGTGATTCTGACGGAGGTACAGGAACAACAATTACCGATGAAATGGGTGGTGAAGACATTACATTGGCTAACGGAGCTTTCATTGACACAGACATACCATCTTAATAACTATGAGAAATTATGTAATCATTGACGCATCGGAAGTAAGTTCCGTTGATTTTGACCAAGTCCTAGAAACCTCGGCAGAAACTTTAAGATTTTCGGTTGATGGTACTAAGACCTTCGTAAAGTTCGAGGGTGAAACACCATCGTTCCTAGAAGGCAAAACCGCCAACACGCATTCCGAGATGCTTGAGATTCTAGCAGGCGAGGAGTGGACAGACCCTAACGCGAATCCTTAATAATTATGAGCGACTTACAAAACCAAACACCCGCAGATACCTACAAGGGCTTGCTCCAAGTAGGCGATTACACAAACGGAGTAGATAGCAATGCGAAGTATATATCGGATGGGGAAGGCACACCTTCAGCCCTATCCATATCTGAATCAAAGGTAGGGGTGGGGACAGCGAGTCCCCAAGCTTCATTGCATATTTCAGATGGTACTCCTGCGATAAGGCTGACAGATACTACACCTACGACAGATACAGTATCTCAAGTTTGGGCAGATACGGACAATGTAGGGGGTCTGCTGTTAGCGGCAGATATTACAGATGTCGGAACTGATCCATTTATAAGTGCTAGAATTGGAGGAACGGGGGTTACTTCTGAAAAAATGCGCATCGACTCCGATGGGAATTGCGGTATTGGTACAGCGAGTCCTGCTGAAAAACTCTCTGTAATCGGTGACATCTTAATAGATAACGGCACTGACTCAACCTTATATTTAGGCAAGGGTGCTGAAGGAGTAGACGGAGTAACAAAAATAAAGTCTGTACAAACAGGAACTGATTCAGACGAGCTTGGTATGGCGTTTTTTATTCACGGTTCTGCATCGGGTTCCACGCCACCGTCTGAAGCAATGCGCATTGACTTTAAAGGCCGAGTCGGAATTAATACAACCTCCCCATCAGCCCCCCTCGAAGTAGCATCCACCACAGGTGGGGTAATTATACCGAGGATGACTACTACGGAGAGAATTGCAATATCCTCACCGATTGATGGTGAAATGATTTACAACACGACCACTAATAAGTTCCAAGGTAGAGCAAACGGAGCATGGGTAGATTTTCATTAATGATCTATGCACTCTTGGCACTTACTCTACTAGTTGGATGTTCGCTTCGTTCGACATATCCGACATTAGGGGCAATTGCAGGCGGTGGTGCAGGAAGTCTTGCGGGACCAGGCGGTGCGGCACTCGGTGCTGGCATCGGTGCTGTAAGCGGGGAAGCCTTAAAAAATGCAGATGCACTCGTAGAGGCCGAGGAAACGATTGAGGCTTTGACTCATGGCGATGTATCTGCCCTGGTAGCTCAAGGCATGGCCGAGCATCAGAGCGGATTCGCTGAATTTACTTCCTACATAAAAAGAATCCTAATCGGAGCGGCAGTCATTCTAGGATGTTACCTGGCAATTCCTATTTTTGTGGCGAAAAGATGTGCCAAAACAGAAGTCACTCGATCCACCACTCGACCTCCCTTCCCTCGACCTTCTGATCAGAAATGAAAAACTTAATCTTACTAAAAAAGAAATTCGAAACACTCTCTAAGAGGGGAAAGATGGTTACTGTATTTGTATGCTTGATAATAGGTATCATAGTTTTGGACTGCCTATTTAAATGATGATTGATCGAGTGTCAGTCTTAGGAATGTCAGGCACAGCGGCCACCTTCGGTCTGTCTGCATTTGACTCGGTAATTGGAATTGCGGTCGGACTAGTGACCTTGGTTTATATGTCCCTAAAACTTTGGCAGGAGATAAAGAAGTGAAGACTGTTGCGTTAAAAGATATTAAGACAGGCGGTTTCACCATGTGCCGGTTAACCGGCTTTGGCACAA